TGTTAACGCTGTAGAAGCCAAGAGGCACATAGCGCTGGACAAGCACACGCTTGTATGCTTCGTGTCCCCCTCTGGTAGAGGCATCAAGGTCGTGGTAAGGATATCAAACCCTGAACGCCACCGAGACCACTACCGCTCCATCATCAAGTACTACGACATCAATTACGGCCTTGAGGTAGACCCAACGGGTATCAATGTGTCAAGGGCTTGCTTCTTTAGCTACGACCCAGAGATTGTCTATAGGGAGGACGCTGAACCATACGGGGGTCTTCTCTCCGAACGAGCCGAGGCGCAACAGATTGAAGTTAAAACAGCTGGTATCACAGACTATGAACAGCTGAACATAGCGTGTCGCATGATTCGCAGAGCTGAGCAGGGGGAGAAGCACGATGTGCTGCTTCGTGCCTCCGTGCTCTGTGGAGGGTACATCGCTGCCTCGCTGATGGAGGAGGATGAGGTCGTTCGTGTGCTGTCTAGGGAGATAAGCAAGCGAGATGTGGACTCCATGCAAGTAGCCATGAACACCATCAGGGACGGCTTAGAGCGAGGCAAATTGATGCCCATTAAGAATGTCCTTGACGAGCGTGATAAGATGCGTAGGGAGCTCCTAATCAGCGATGGGGATATGTCCTTCATCTCATCCGACGACGACGATTACAAGTGGATTTCCATGTTCGCAAGAGGGGAGATTCCTCAAGGTCTGTCCACTGGAATTGAGAAGGTTGACGCTCACTGGCGGTTCAAGAAGAACTTTATGGTTATCAACGGCCATTCCAACATTGGTAAGACGACCTTCGCATTGTACCTACAGGTGGCTAGCTCCATGAAGCACGGATGGAAGTGGTTGCTATACACCTCCGAGAACAAGACCGCCTCCGTGAAGATGAAGCTAATGACCTTCGCTATGGGTAAGACCATCGAGTCGATGACCAAGGCTGAATTGAAGCTCAGCTACGACTGGGTTCGAGCTCACTTCACGATTATCGAGAACAACAAAACCTACTCCTTCTATGACCTCCTCGTCTTCACTGAGAAGGTTCTACGCCAAGAGAGGCTTGATGGGGTCCTCATAGACCCCTACAACGGACTCAAGCGTGATATGAGGCAGGGTTCCACCTTGGGTGTGCATGAGTACGATTACGAAGCGATTAGCGAGATGCTGACAATGGCGAACGCCAACGGCATTGCGGTGTGGCTAAACGCCCACGCAGTAACGGAAGCCCAGCGTATGAAGGGCCCAGACGGATTGCCTATTGCCCCGTTTGCAGAGCAGACCGAGGGAGGTGGTAAGTTCGTAAATAGGGCGGATGATTTCGTGACCTTCCACAGAAAGATTCAGCATCCCGATGCAGCGTTGAGGCGAACTGTTGAGATGCACGTTCGTAAGATTCGTGAGACAGAAACGGGAGGTTCCCCTACATCGTTGGACAACCCTCTCATGTTTGAGTGCAACTTCGACAGGAACACCTTCTACTTCAACGATGGTTCGCTGATGTTCAGCCCTTTAGCCTGTGGAGAACTAAGTGAAACTTTATTTAGATAATTGACAGATAGGTTCATAGATTTACAGATGGCTAAAAAAACCAAGATAAATGCAGAGAAGAACTTCTACGATGGAATCCAATTCAAGAGTGGTTTGGAGCTCTACTGCTACAAGAAGCTCAGAGCCGCTGGTTTGGTATTCGACTATGAGTCGGAATCGTACACGCTCATGGACGGTTTCGTTTTCTCAGGTACCTACTTTAAGTGCACCAACGGGGCTCAGCTCATGGTCAATCGAAGCAACGGAAAGGAGTTCCCCATCACCTACAAGCCAGACTTTGTATCCCATGACCACAAGTTCATCATTGAAACCAAGGGATTTGTGCCTTCGCAGCACACATTCACAATACGCTGGAAGCTATTTCTTCACTGGCTGGTCATCAACGAGATGACTGATTACAAAATCTTTTTACCTAAAAACCAATTACAAGTAGACCAAACCATAAACATAATCTTAAACGATGGACAAGATACAACTGTCGGCTTACTACCTGATGTCAGTAAGTCGCATTCAAAGACACGCAGTCGACCTGTACGAAAAACTACACGACGAAAAAGGGGACCCGATACACGACGAAGAGCTCGTTAGGAAAGCTTGCACCGAGCTGTTGGTGGATTCAAGGAAGGAGTTAGACTTCCTTAAAGACGCTCTGGAAGAGCACAACTCTCAGTAATATGAGCAGGTTTGCTTCATCGGTAGCCGAAGGGAAATCGGCAGAGGAGAGGTTTGTCGCTGACTATATACTCACCTACGGTCTCCCAGAAACCATCCTGAGGGCTTCTCAGTACCAGAACATCCACGAGCACTGGGATGTATCCATCAACGGGGATTGCATCGACGTGAAGGGCCGTAGGAGGCTGTCAAGGGGCTCTGGTTTTAACGAGGCTTACGCTATCTTCGAGATGAAGAATGTAAGCGGTAGGATAGGATGGGGATACGGGTTAGCGACATTCATTGTGTACGAGTTTGAGGACCGATGGGTAACGGTGGATAGGGACAAAATCGTGTCCATTGTGGAGCCAAAGCTATTGGAGGATAAGCGGGTTTACTATAAATTTGCGGGCCCCTACAAGAACCACTCAAGGGAAGGCCGTAGCGACCTGTTCACATGGATTCCAGTGGCTGATTTGGAGGAGATAAAGACTAGTTCATTCATTAAAAAAATCAAAGATGCTATTTAAACAAAGAATACCATACAAACCTTTTGAGTACCCCGTCTACTATACGGAGGGGTGGCTCAAGCAAGCTCAAGCGTTCTGGTTGCACACGGAGATACCCATGCAACAGGATGTTAAAGACTTTAGAGAAAACTTATCTGACCACGAGAAAAAGCTCGTCGGGAACATCTTGCTAGGCTTCGCACAAACAGAGTGTGCTGTGTCCGACTATTGGATAAATCAGGTCACAAGGTGGTTCCCGAAGCATGAAATCATCCAGATGGCGATGATGTTTGGCTCTCAGGAGACCATCCACGCAACGGCCTACAGCTACCTCAACGAGACCTTGGGCTTGGAGAACTTCGACGGATTCCTCCACAACGAGGTAACGAAGAACAAGTTCGACAACCTGATGAACACCAAGAACGACTACACCTATGTGGAGCTGGCAACGATGCCACTAGCTAGGGTAGAGGTAGCCAAGTCGCTGGCGGTATTTTCTGCCTTCGCTGAGGGTGTGTCGCTGTACTCCTCCTTTGCTGTGCTGTATTCCTTTCAGATGCGTAACCTCCTCAAGGGGATAGGGCAGCAGATGAAATGGTCTGTGAGGGATGAATCCTTGCACTCTAAGATGGGTTGTATGCTGTTCAGGCAGATGTGCGAAGAGTACCCAGAGCTTAGGGATGCAGCGAGAGAGAAGATTCTGGAGGCTGCTCATTTGAGCGTCAACATGGAGATTGATTTCATCAACAAGATGTTTGAGAACGGGGACCTAGAGAACCTGAAGGCAGAGGACTTGGTGGAGTTCATCCGCAAGCGTGCCAACGAGAAGCTTATCGAGCTCGGATACGAGCCTGTGTTTATCGTTGACACCACGAAGTCGGATAACCTCGATTGGTTCTATCACCTAACGGGTGGTCTCACGCATACGGACTTCTTTGCTCTACGCCCAACGGATTACTCCAAAGCTGGAGAGGGGGAAGACTTTGAAGATGTTTGGCACTAAACCTTTAAACTATGAAACTGAAAAGACTTACACCAAAAGAGTACAAGAGCAAAGTCGCTGACATCTGCGACTCAATGACGGAGGATGAGGTTGAGAAGCTGACCGTTTTTTATTGGGAGACCCAGATTAACGGGAAGAAGTTCTTCGTAACCTATATCTGCGAGACTGACGAGACTGATGATTCGGTTATGGAAATCATGAAAGCAAAATCCAAAGAGAAATGAACTACAACTACACAGACAAGATTCTCTTTGATTACCTCACAGAGAACCCAGATGCAAGCGTCATCCAGATTAATAGAGTTACAGGAGTTAGCTTTCCTCTGATTACGGACTTCCTTGAGAACAAATGGAGGGGTGGTAAGGGGCCAGCTGGTGAGCAGGGTCCACAGGGGCAAACAGGAGCGCAAGGGCCTATTGGCCCGCAAGGGCCTATTGGAGTGGCATGGCAAGGCCCTTGGGATAATCTAAGAACATACTTCGCAAATGATGTCGTCAGTTATGGGGGGAGTAGTTGGATATGTGTATCCGAAACTACAGATACACCATCAATCGATTCTACAGACTGGGAGCTATTGGCTGCGGTTGGTGATGTAGGGTCAGCAGGTCCAACAGGCCCACAAGGTCCAACTGGTGCGCAAGGCAACCAAGGAGTTCAAGGTGAGAAAGGTCTTCAAGGTGATACAGGTCCAATAGGCCCAACAGGACCAACAGGACCAACAGGCCCAACGGGGGCTGCAGGTGCTCAAGGAGAGTTAGGTCCAGCAGGTCCAGCAGGTCCAGCAGGTCCAACTGGTCCAACTGGTCCAACAGGCCCAGCGGGTGCAACAGGCGCAGCG